GTAACTGCATGGGAATCAATCGTGAAGGAGGAGGTACACCACTGACGCACAGATTCAGGAACGTACTGCCCAATTCTTCCATCCACGCCGATGGCATATGTCGTGCTCGCCGCTCGGGATTTGCATACCTGTCCCATTGTTTCAACACTCAGCATTCCAGCCATGTGATGAATAACAATGGTGTCTATAACTTTATTCGGCACTTCCGTATAGTTCGGAGACCAGTCAACGTACTGAACAAGTTCACTATCGGGTTTCATTTTCCACTCCTTTCAAAAATAAAAGGGCAAGGGTGGAATGGTAATGCCTGATAAAAGTGCCTTGCCCGATTACAATTTACTATTTTTGTTTACGTCCTCGAGGACAACTACAGGAACTAAAGGAATCGAACCCATGTCTACTGATTTGGAGTCAGTCATGTTGCCACTACACCAAGCCCCTATGTTTAGCAAACTGTTCGCTGAATTTAGCAAAGTAGTTTGCTGAATTTAGCAAAGTAGTTTGCTAATTCTGTTTGCAAGTTTCGCTTAGATTTCGCTTCACAATGTATCGGCAATCACACGGTTTTCAAACTTTTTGTAGGCGTCAAGATACCACTCGTGTTTGTCACCGTTATACATGAGTTCGTAGTACATTCCGTCAGGAAGTGACGTTGAAATAAGATACTTCCAATTCTGAAGGGCCTTTACTTTCCACACAATGTAGACATCAAACTCAGGTGCTTTGCCCGATTTGTCAAGATGCTCAAGTACATATTCATGCACGATTTTAAATGCTTTATTATCCATATGTTTTTCCTTTTTTAGTTACTTAAAATTAGGTTATTTTCCCCACTGAGTCCGAATCAGCCTGTCTGCGAAAACAGTTTCACCATCAGCATCATATCGCTTCGCAATGCTTCAGACACGGACATAGGGCGGGCGGCTCACCGGATCGAACGGTGATTTGAGGACTGCTCATCGCAGAGAACCAACCACCGCTTTAGAGACTTAAAGTTCCCTTTTAATATGTCATATCAGTTCCGATGTACTGAATAAATCTAAATTCAGCAGGCTTCTCTCTCATGATGTATCCGATGTAAGCAACAAGGTCTTTGGCAAATCGCCAGTAACCGTAAGCGGTCAGATGACCAGCGGCATACTGAGAATTTTTATAAGTGTGTCCATACCTTGTCAAATCGCAACAATATACGTTTTCCTGTTCTGCAAACGATTTAATCATAGTATTAATTGTGTCGTAGCCTGTAATACCGTCGATTGCATACGCCGGGATAATGGTACACACAAAGATTTTAATGCCTGTATTAGCGGTTTTCAGCGTGTTGATTATGTTTTGGTATGCCGTCTGAGTATCTGCCGTAGGAACGTTATAGGAAACATCATTAACGCCAAGGTGGATAATAGCAAAATCATAACCGCTGAAATTAATGGGCGTGGTGCCAGATGGTCCATACTGCTCCCACCATTGCACCGTTGTTCTTCCGCTATGTCCTTCATTCGTCATCGGTATACCTGTCATTTTTTGGAACTGTGAAGGATAACTATACACATTGCCATCTGCCCACGGATTAGTACCACTTGAGTAATTAAATCCACCGCCTGTCAGACTATCCCCAATGCAAAGCCCTTTTCGGAAAGCACACGCATCAAGTCCTTCATAGTCGCATGGATTTGTTGGATATTCTTTATATGCTCTTAATGTGTCCGTGTTTGCATAAATGATTTTCCCTGTCGGTATAGTCGGTGTATAGTTCCCCCATGCCGTTGGTGCATCTGTGTCTACAAATGACACTATCATATAGTATGCATTGCTCGGTACTTGGTGCGATATCAGATAGCTATTATCAGATACTACAGGTGTCTCTATGTTTTTACCGCCGATCCATGTTTTATTTTCATCAAAGAAACCATAATAGCTAAATTCATTGATTCCGTGAAAATACATGAATGTATATGGTGTAACAGGAATATAATCTGACCTTTGCCAACCATTTGTTGTTGTGTCAAAAGTGCCATCATTTTTCAAATAGCCTTTAACACTGGGAAAAAGAACATTCGTATCTGTTGCTACTTCTCTGCGCTGTGTCAGTGCGGGATTATTCGCCACTTCTTCCTGTAATTCATCTATGTCTGCATTTATGGCAATCAGTTTGCTTACGTTTGTTTTTTGTTCATACTCTGTCGGAGTAGTGCCTTTTTCAACCTGTATTTCGGTCGGGATAATGGTTTGCCAGTCGGCATTGTTTCGGTATATTCTCATCCGTATAAATGCACAATTTGCAGGAGTAGTAAATGTACCGTAACGTGCTCCCGCGTTCATTACAATATTAGACAGATGATCTATCCAGACATACTCACTTGTGTATGCTTCAACATACATATTGCAATTAAGGTTTACTGCCTTCCAGCTTATCACCCAATCAGCGTTTGCCGTGACAGGAATATAGTCTTTTTCGGCGGCATCGTCTACCCCGGTTGCCTTCTCGACAAGATTACCATTAGAAAACGTGCCGTTTACCCACTCCGTATCTGTGTCATATACGTTTTTTGATGGATCAAAAAGTGCATTATCAACTTCCGTCTTTAAGTCTGTAACATCATTGCTTAAAGTTGTGTAATCAGCTGGTATGCTGTCCTTTACCTGCTGGGCAGTCTGTGCGGATGTTGCCGCACTTGTTGCACTCTGCTCTGCCGCTGTTTTAGCCGTTTCTGCGGCTGTTTTAGCCGCAGTTGCATCATCAGCCGCACTATTGGCAGTTGTGGCACTGGATGCCGCATTATTCGCTGATGTACTTGCGTTGGTAGCAGATGTGCTTGCCGCCTGAGCGGACTGGTCTGCTTGGAACGCTGAATTTGACGCATTGTTTGCATACCTCTCTGCTGAGCCTGCGTAAGACATTGCCTCAATGTAATACTGCTGTGTCTGATTTTTATTGTTAATTACAGACACTAGAGTATTAGACGCCGCTGTTGCACTCTGTGATGCTTCGCTTGCTTTTGTGGTTGCCGTTGCGGCAGATTCACTTGCAGATGTAGCAGAGTTACTTGCATTTGTTTCGGATGTTGCCGCATTTGTTGCACTTGTTTCTGCCTGCTGTGCGGCTGTTTCAGCGTTTGTTTTTGCGGTTATTGCATCACTCGCACTGTTTGAAGCCTGTGTTGCGGATTCGGAAGATTCTTCAGCACTGGCGCTTGCGGCATTTGCATATCTAAAAGCATTGGTAGCAGACTCAGCCGCATTGTTAGCAGATTCAAGTGCAGAAGCGGCAAATGCTGAACCATCTGCTTCGGTAAAAGTAAGTTCAATAATATTCTGTATCTCAGCCATTAGATTACCTCTTCATAAAGGACTCTGCCCACTGTATCAGCGGCAATGTCTGTACCCATAGCCATGTCGTTAGGGAGTGCAACACGAATCTGAATTTCGATACTTCCCTCTTCAAACGAAAGGGTGTCCTGCTGTGTTAAATAAAAAGAGACGCTATCCTCTCCCCAAGTCAAGTCGTCCCCATGCTTTGTTATTTCCGAAACGCCTTCCTGTTCAAATGTGATAAAGATATCTTCAATCGCACTCATGATGGTAGCGACTGATACGGAAGGGTCGGATGAACTGATTGTGACAGTATATGTCGGTGTCGAACCTCGCCTAATCATCTTCCATATACCTCTACACTTAGTGCTTTATAAGTGCTTTCACTGCGAGTAAATGAGACTACATATGCTCCGCCTTGAAGTTCTCTTGTGACAGCATAAGAAACTCTTACTGTTCTATCAGATGAACCCGAAGCAGTTAATGAAATAATCGGCACACTTGCCTTCCCGCTGAGCAGTTTCAATGCCTCATAAGATATTTCATGTACCGCAGTCCAACCGTTTGAGGCGGATGACCACTGCCCATTAACAATAAACAAATATTCATTGTAGTTGGTTGGGAGTGTGATTGTGCCGCCGTTCGGAGAAACATCATCATCAATAAGAGTATACGAACCATTCATTTTGGAAACAGTCGTCCGAAGCTCAGTGTCATCATAAACAGTATCAGTGAATACAGCGTTTGCAGGAACGTCAGAATTAACTGTATGACCATTGACCAGTTCTGCGTTATCTACAATACCATCGGCATCTGTATCATAAACACTGGTGTACATATCACCATGTCCACTGCTACTTCCTTCAATGACTGTATAGTTTGTTCCGTCAGTAGAGTATGAGAAGCCAGTAGCGTTCGCCTTGACTTTAAGAACAGTATCAGACGTCACGGCACTCACGAGGTTCGCATTGATGAAATCTCTCGTCTGCTCATGAAGTGAAAATAACTGCTCACGGGTCTCCGTTTCTGAGTTCGGGTTTTGGTACGCCGCACTGTCGAGAAAACCGTTTGCAGGAGTAAAAGCAAAGTTATCCATTATTTAATCTCCTTTACTAGCGTATATTCACACCTAACACCTGAAAGGCTCATGTCTCTAGATACTTCATTGTTTACAAACTCTATCCCGGCAAGAGTGATCTTTTTAATAGAGCATTTCCGGGCAAAGGTTTTTGCAAAATTAAAGAGCGCATAGCCGAATGTAGACCACTCAAACGTTCTCCATAATCCGACAGCAATAACAATATCTTCCGGGTCTTGCTCACCCTTCGGGTTTTCGTCGGTGATGTAGTTGATATGAATATTACAAGCGGTGTCCGCCCTTACTTCAAAGAAGGCCCTCTTAATTGTTTTCAGCATATGGTATGCGCCAAAGTCCATCATGGGTGTACGGTAGTAGGAAACGATAGCCTCTTTTTCATTACCGACCTCATCGTCAAACCGGTCGGTGAAGGTTATTAGTTTACCGCTGTTTCCATATGAGTAATAGACTTTCCTGTTCAGCACCAGTATGGAATCTGCGAACACATTATTCCATTTAAACCATGCTGTCTGCTTGGCGGCTGTATCCACATTGATTCTTTCTGATGCCGAGTACGGAGCGTTGGTGTAGTCCCACATGTAAGCGTGGCCGCCTTTATCTCTAACAGAATAAGTAACCCCGTCATCCTCATAGGTGACAAGCGTTCCGTTTGAAGCGGGTGTGTTGCAGAAGATAATATACTTCCCTTCGTACTGTACAGATGCCGCATCCTTGAGATTTTCCTCAGCAAGCAGGCCGTCAATACGATAACCACCATTGATGTTTCTTGAGACAACACGCACGTTTCTCTCGTCTTCAATGACAGTAGAGCAAAGAGTTAACACACCGTAGTTCGTATGACACCACGTTAACCTGTTATCAATGAACTGTATAGACCCGGGTACATCACAGCCAATATCTACGTTGACCTGTGTAGTAAAGAACATCGCCTTCTCTTCACCAGTAGTGTCCTGCCCATACTGGTAGTCGAGTGCGTATATCTCATTCGGCTTGAAGATAATCAGGTTATTGTACTGAGCGCCAAACCCAGTAATGTCTTTTTCTGCGTTGCCTACAACAGCGTAGTTTGTTTCAGGGAAATAAGCCGCATTGAACACATCAGAGAAATAATATGTTGCAGTCCCATTGCCGCCTACAAATAAACGTGAGTTATTCTGCCCACCATATACGGCCCAATATTTGCACTTGGTAATAGACTCTTCGTACTGCTGAAAGGTCTTATACGCTGTAATAACTACATTGTTCTGACCGTGCGATGGAGCGGAATCAAATGTAATCTCTCCTGTTGTTCGGTCTACCGCTGTGATTTTCCCGGAGTCATCCCCTTCTGTATAATCAACACCGTCAATTTCTACTTTGATTGGGGTGCTGTCCAACCCCGTGGTGTCGGAATCATCCTGTTTCGGAATCATCACCTTGTAAACTCTTGAAGTGCCGTCTCCGTTGAATGTGTTCTTATAGCCTGCGCCTAAACGGTTATAGTCCTCGATAATATCTGAATAACTTCCGTCCGGTGTACGGTTGATGCAGACATCGGGAGAATACGGTTCTACTTCATGCCCTTCAGTTCCGTTGTACTGGAAGAACTTTCTATTGCAGAGGTAATAAAGAAACTTGTTATAGTTGATGAACGTACCTTTTTCTGTAAGGCCTGCGTCCGTGATAATTGTTGTAGTTATATCGTTAATCGGGTCATACTTCACGATGGAAGTACCAACATGCAGATACATCTCATCTTTATATTCCGTGATGTTATAGATTCTTGACCCGAATGATTTAATTAACTTCTGACCATACCTCTTTCCGAAAGCCCCATTCTTAACCATCATGTTGAGCATTCTCGGAGACTGATTCAGCGGCAAGGTATAATCCAAGTCCTGTATGTTCAGCCCACCATAGCCCGGCTCGGAGATATCAAGAATCTTATACTGAGCAGGCTCATGTGATTTCTGTGTTTTCCAAGCCATCAGTTCACACTTTCATATACGTCTTCCACGCTTACTTCTACGCCCCACATATACTTGGACTGTCTGTTCTCATAATCGGTATTGAAGATATCGAACTTAGACAGGTCGTCATCAATGAAGAACTTAGCGGCCAAGCCGTAGGGAAGAATCTCCCAACACATTTCCGTTTCGTAAGGAATGTTGTCCGTGTCTGATGAAACAGTCGGGACTCGTGTCATCTTAGTCTTCCCATGCTTGAGCCGAAGGTGGTTGTTAAGATTGAAGTTTTCGGAAAGAAGGACATTGATCCATAACATGTAGTAGTCATCATAGTCCTTGGAAGATTTCTTCTCGAACATCATATTCTTAGCCAATTCGTAGAGTTCTCTTACAGTCATAAATCAATGTCCTTTCTTAGTTAATTAGGAAGTAGTACCGACTTTCAGTACGCCTTTGTTGATTGTGTCGAGGACGAAAGCATCACCTCTGTAACGGCCTTCAATCAGTACGCCACTGATTCCCGGAGGGTTGTTACGAATGAACAGTTCCTTCATCTTCTGAGCGAAGATAACGGACTTCTTGTTTACGAACAGAGCCTGTGTGCCTGCAACGTCAGCCATAGCAGTGCCGTTTTCAGTCATAGTTGCATCGAAATATCCATCAGGTACTTCAATGACTGTGAAGTTCATGCACTTACCGACAACGCCCTTGGTCAGGTCCTTCTCACCGAGTTTCTCAACAGAAATAAATTCCGGGTTTCTCAGCAGTTTTGCATATGTCGTAGTTGTTACATACGCATAGCAACGGCTCGGGTCGACCGGAATAGCGTTATTGAAGAAATGAGAGTGAGCGGCGATGAACATATCAAGGACAGTGTCCTTAGTGACAGCCGCCATCGGTGTGGCCTGTCCTGCGTGATGTGCCCATGTAGTCAGTGCAAGTTTATCGAACCACGGTACGACCTGTTCTCCAATCTCAGCCTTTGTGACTTCACCTGTCTTTTTAGCCATCATCTGATCCGTGTAATTGCCACGGTCAACAACGATAGCGAAGGATTTGTCGTTTCTCAGGATAAGTTCCTGTTTGCTGTCCTCCAGTTCAGTTGGTGTTCCGAAACGGTTGCCTGATGCTGTCCTGTTATAGTTGTTCAGCGGCTGAGTAACTGCCGTGAGGATGTGAATGGAGCTTACACCGTTCCAGTCATAGTCAGGGTTGTACCTACCTGTAATAATGGATTCTCTTGTGTAAGCCTGCAGAAGTTTGCCTTCATACTTAGTAGCCAAATTAATATTAGGCATTTGTGGTCTCCTTTATTTGCCGAGTAACCCCTCCAAAAAAGGATCGCCGTCACCAGTAGGAGAGCCTGCGTTGCTCGTGATATTACCTACCGACTTTGCTTTGTTAGTCGTGTTGGCACGAGCCGCTTCCAACTCTTTACGCAGCTGCTTGTTCTCATACGAGCGATACGCACTAAGCAGTGTTTCACCTCTCATGTCGATATCTTCAATTACTTCCTGTGGGAGTTTCTGAATATCAACATCGGGATACTCACGCATAAACTGTTCAACCTGTGTGCGGGCATTAGACTGGCGAGTCTGCGTGGCCTGCGCTTCCGCCTGTGCCTGCTGTGCCTGCTTTTGGTTTAACTGATTACGGTATTCCGCCTGTGCGTACTGCTGTGCGACTTCCTCTGTTACGCCAGGGTTCTTGGCCATGAAATCTCTTGCAATACGATTGATGGCAGATGTTTCCTGAAACTGAGCAAGACGATTCGTGTACTCCTGTACTGTCAGACCTGCACGCTGAGCCTGTTCTTCGACCATCTTTCTTATCGGGTCGTTCTGTAACTCTTGCATACGGCTGTAAATCTTGTCGTAGTTTCTTCCCTTCTGAGCAAGCTCGATTGCCTGTTCTCTTGTAAGGGATTCATCTGCGCCGTTGTAGCGAATGTTCAGAAACGATTCATTCGCCGTGGGTGTGGATTCTTCTGTGGATTCTGTTTCTTCATTGGTAGAGTCGGAAACTTCATCAAAAGAAAAATCGTCTGTGCCTTCGTCAAATAACTGGTTTGTCATGTCTTCGGGCATTTTTTCTCCTTGTCGCCTATGGTTGGGCGAATATATCACTCTGATTTCTCAGTTGTGACCTGTTCTTTCTCCTGTAACTCAAGAGGTTTTCCGAGGTGGTATCCGCAATGCGGACACTCGAAGTAATAAATATTCATACCTTCGATATCTGCTTTCTTGCGTTCCATAGTCTTGTGACATTTAGGGCAAATCATTCAGCGTTACCTCCTCCATAAAATTCTTTTGATGCTTCGTA